CGATCTTCAGGTAAAAAAGTCCAACTATCTTTAGGTTTTGTAATATCTCCAAAGTCTACATCTCCTAATCCAGATGTTGCCATAAATCCAGCTTCTTCGTATGCATACATATGTTCTTTATCTAGCATTTGCATTTTCAAGTTAGAGTCAAGGTGCATTCTTTCCATGTCCATAATACTACGTAATGCATCTAATTGTGCTTGATTACTAAAGTCCGCAGCTTTTTGATCGCCTTCAAGTTCTGCTCCTAGCTCCATTTGTCCTCTTGTAAGGTAATCTGTAAGAGCCATTGCATCTTTATTTATTTGATGTGCAAAGTCCATTTCATCTTTAGATAAATCACTACCTAATACCATTTGGTCAAGTTCATATTTTTGAGCTTGCCTAGCTTCAACTCTTCTCTGCTTAGCTTCTAACTTACTAAGTCTTGATGCATTGCTATAGTCTTGTTCTCCTCTAACATTAATAAGCCCTTTATTGGGACCTAAGCCAGTTGTTCTGTAAAACAAATCCCCTGCTTCCATATCATAATCTGCATCTCTTGCTGCTTCATATTCTCTTTTTCTGTATTCAGAAAGACGTTTATTTTCTGCTTTTGTAAGCTTAGCATCAACTTTCTTTTCCTTAATGAGAAGTCTATGAGCTTCTTGCATTTCATCTTTATTTAAGCTTGATTCAAAGTCCATTAAACCTCTTTTCATCTTATCGTCAAACTCTCCTTTTTCAATATTTAGCTTTAAACCATGTTCTCTTTCAGCGTATCCAAGGAAATCTGAATGAGATATAGTTTTTCTTTCTTCCGAACCCGTAGTTTTAATACGAGACTTTTCTGCTCTAATAGCAGCAGCAGTTTCGTAATCAATCTTTTCTCTCCAATCGGGTTCTTTTATAGTATCCATCAATCCTTTAACAGAACTACTAGTTCTTGATAAAGCATTTAAAAACTCTTCACTGTAATTAGCCATTTTATACTCCTCCAAAGTCAGCTTGTGTATTTACTAGGTTAGACTTATTTCCAATGTTGTATCCACGAGTCATTGCTGTTGCTTCTAAATCTAACAGCCCAGTCTGAACACCTCTTAAGCTTCCCTCTAATTGTTTTTCTAGTCCAAATCTTTGTTCTTGATACCCTTGTCTTCTATCTAGATTTTCTTGTTGGAAAGAAGTTCCCATTTGATCTTTTTGAGTTTCTAAAGTACCAGAATAAGACAATCCAGTTTGCCCTATCGCTCCATCCATTTGTTCTGAATCTTGTTTAAAATTTAATAATCCCCTTGCTTGACCTAGCTCAAAAGCCTGCCTACCAAATCCAGCTCGTTCTCTATATTCGTCTCTAATAGCAGAAACAGAACCTAATAACTGTGTTTGTGCTTTTAATGCATGCTTTTTTTCTCTTGCTCTACGTCTTCTTTCTTCTCTTCTTTTTTTACGCATTCCAAACGCACCTAATATAGCACCGCCTAATGCTAAGCCTGCACTTATTGGGTTTGCTGCCATTGCTGCCGCTACTGCTCCACTCATTATTTTAACCCTCCATCGTCTTTATCTGACGTTCTATTTAATATTTTAACAAAGTCAAATCTTTCATCTAAAGATTTCATCCACCATCCACCTTTAAAATCAGGTGCTAACATAGTAGCAACTTCATTTCTTGCCTCATCGTGAACATCTGGTTTTTCCATTTCTTGCAACCATTCATCACTAGGTGTTTGTGGTGCACCATATAATTCTCCAGGTTGACCCGTTCCTTTTAATTCTGGATCTTGTGGTATTCCAGTTTCTTTTTCTTTCATATCGTCTAAAAACATTTGACTTGGTTTTTCTGGTGCACCATATAAATCACCAGGTTGTCCTGTTGCAGGATCTGTAGTCATATTGTCTAATGCTTTATCAGCTTCTATATTTTCTTTTTTTACTTTATCTTGAGCCATTATTAATCTCCTTTAACGATTCAATAGTTTTTATAAAATCTTTTACCCTAACAGGTGTTTGTTCTATCCAACTAGAAGGTTCTTTATCTGGTGGATTTTTATACAATACTTCCTGTATTGCTTTATCATATTCTCTATGTGATAAATGTTTCCATGTTTTAGGAAACTTTCTACTCCAACTAGCACCCAACTGATAATTAACAGATACTAAACCTATTATAACATCATCGTTATCTGTGCAAAATATTTTAGCATCTCTTCTACCAGCCTTTAATGCTGTATCTACATCTTGTTTAAACCATTCATCAATAACATCGTTTGGCACTAAACATTTAACAGGATATTTTTCTTTTTCTTCCTTAGTTAAAAGATGTCCAATACCACAAGTAGCTTTACCTAAAGTATCTAAATAAACACTTTGTTTAAATCCTTCACGATCTTTTAAATGTTCAAATAGTTTCTCCATAAATGGATCTTTCTTTTTAAAAAAACCAAACATTATTTTTTCCACCATTCATATAAACTTTCTCCAGCAAACTTTCCTAAATACCAGTTATCGCTTTTTGAGCCTGAATCATCTTTACCTGAATCATCTTTACCTGAATCATCTTTATTCGTAGGCTGGTTTGTTCCCTCTGGAGTAGGTCCAACAAAACCTTTATTTTCACCGTCTGGAACTGGTCCAACAAACCCAGGTACGCTTTGATAATCGCTTACATTAACTGGTTTTCTTTTGTCTGAAGTTCGAGTAATACTTCCGTCTGGATTTGTTTGCCAATCCTCTGTTCCTTCTAAATACATACTAATAAGGTCTTTTTTAGTTAATTGTTTGTCTGCTAAAGCAGCTCTTCTCAATGCTCTACCTGAAGCCATTTGAGTTCCGTCTGAGTTTACAGTTCCAGATCTCCAAGCTTTTCTTCCATGTTGTTCAATAAAAGTTTTTTTCATTTGTCTTCTATCTCTAAATCTTTCTGCAGCATTTTGAGCACCATCTTTTAGGGCCCCAACACCTTCTTTAATATCTTTTGCTGATTGACCTATACTCCAACCTATTTCTGCGCCTTCTGCCATTGCTGTCATAGTGTCTAAAGCTTTAATTGCTTTACTATTTTCAATCCTTTCTTGCTCTTTTAATTCTTCTTGAGCTGTTCCTCTTTTAAAACGACTCATTATTACATCTACTCTACTCGCCATAACCCCTCCTAAGGTGCAAATCCGTCTGAATTTACCATTGTTATATCTAATTCTGAATTATCTGCAACATTTCCACTAGTATTTGAAAATGTTACACTCATATTTGCATCGTACCCTACAAAACTTCCTCTAAATTGATGTCTAAAAGTTATGTATAAAGTAGCAGATGCACTCCCTAAATCTATTGTTGCTGATGCATTAGAACCAGTATTCCATCCATTAGGTCCTCCACTTGACCCTGGAGAACCAGTTGTACTAATAGCAAACCCTGGGTTTAAAACATTTCCAGAATCTTTAGTCCATGAAACTGTAGTGCTATTATTTCCAGTGTTTCCATTTGTTAATACTATTGACTTATTTGCATGAGTATAGTTACCTGTGCTTCCAGTTCCTACTGCAGTCATAGTAAAATCATTAGGAACAGTCCAACTACCAGAAACACTTGGAGTTGTTATAACTTCACTTTCTGTAGCAGTTCCTACATTTTGTTGCGATGCTGTGTTTCTTGGTTCTGTTTTAAATTTATATGCTGTACTAGCTTGTGGTGTAAGTCCTGCATTATTAGCATTAAAAGTATAAGTATCTGACCAGCTTCCCAGCCTATCAGAAGAACCGATAGTTATATTTACATAATCGTTAGCTCCATAACTTCCTGCACTATTAAGTTTCCAATAAAGCCTAATACTTTCTGTTATCTGTGTATTACCTGCTAAAGCAACAGTAATTTCATTAGAGCTAGTAGTACCAGATTCAGTTACTGAAATAGTATTAGGTATTCTGCTTCTTACTTGACTAATTACAGCTTGGTAATCTAATGCAAATAATTTCTTACCAGTATCTCCAGAATTTCCATCTATTGTTTCTGTTGAAAAATACCTTACTCCATGACCTGAGTTAGTAAGACCTACTGGTATAATTAAAGATGAAGTTGTTATAGGGTTATCTCTCATAACACTTCCGTTTGATAATCCATTATGAGATGAATCTGTTTTGCTTGTAACAGTATAACCATCAGGTTCTGTTTCCTTGCATGCCTCTAAATAACTACTCCAACCTTCTAAGTAGTCAGATCCATCTCCATCATCATAGTAAAAATTAAACACAATAGGTTTAGCACTATTAGAAGTTACTCCACCACCACCTTCCCCAGAAGTAGATTCTGTAGTTGTTGTAGCAATACTTTCATCAGACTCGCTAGGTTTAGATAGTTTTGTTTTTAACCACATTCCATTCATCTTACTATACAGATATTTAGTTTTACCAGTATCTATTAATCTTTGTTCTCCGTCTACTCCATCAAAAGGCTTTGGAGCTGTTTTATAAACTTTGGTAGGTCTTTCAGTTTGTTTTTTAACATCTCTTCTTGTCTTAACAGCCATAATTCCTGCGTAACTATTTTTAAAAAAACTCATTTTAAAGTCTTCTCTCTATATACAATTTGAATATCATTTATTTCAAAATTCCCATCTATTGCACTTCCATTTGATACGATTGCCAAAGCTAATGAATTAACATTTTTAAATTTGTCCTCACCTTCTGCTTCATTTGTATCTCTAAGTTTTATATGTAAAGTTTTATAAATACCACTTGTTTTTGGTAATACAGTTTTAACGGCAGATTCATTATCAAAATTTTTATTTCTTAATATTATACCTGGTTCATTATTTGCACCTGGTACATTATCTGGAATAGCTTGAATTTCTACTGTGCTATCTCCAGATCCTGGATATTTATAGTTAATATAAATACTATGTATTTTCTTCTTCGACTCTGGACTATTCATTGTAAAATCTTTAGTTTGTAAAAGAACGTCGTTATTGCTTAAAGTTAAACTAGCAACAGAATCATCCCATTTATATAGTTTTAAATCATTACTATTTTTTGCATACCAAACTAATGTACCGTCGTTTAATGTAACCATATTAGATATATCATCAGTATTAAATCTATTAGATGAATACATCCAAGAATTAGATTTTAAATCATACATAATTACTTTACCGTTTTTATTTCCAATAAATAAACTTTGTTTATGAGGAAGATATCCTAAGACATTATCGTTATGGTAGTAATCATTTCCCCAATTAGCTAATCTTTTTTGTCCTATTTCGTTATAAAGTATATTAGTAATTGCTTCTCCATCGTATATATAAGCACCAAATCTATTGATCCAAGCAACAAAACCTTCTCCTTCTATTACATGAAATTCTTTTTCTACCCCTTTATGCTTATAACTTCCTTCTAGATACTCTATATCTCTAGAACAATTTATAACATATAAAGTATTTCTTTTAAATTCTAACAACTTATCTCCAACAGATGCTAGTTTAATTATGTCATCACCGTCATTTATTTCTACATCTATCTTATTATTTAAAGGAAAATAATCAAATTCATTAACAGGAGATTTAAATACTGTGTCGTTTGCTACAGTAATATATGCAGTATTGTCTTTTTTATCTTTATAATACGCCACATTGCCCACATAAGCCCTTCTATTGACGATTGTAGACGTTTTATAGCCTGTGCCTAGCCTACCTATGGCTGTGTCTTCTTTTTCAACGTATGGCTCATCCTCGGGCATTTCTTGCAATGATTTATTTAAACTGCTTATACCATTTACTGAAGAACTATAAGCGTATTGATTAGATACATAGAAAAAGTCTCCCCCGCTTGCAACTTTTTCATAAAATATATTCCATGTATCATCTCCGCCTTTTCTATATCCTTTTTCAAAATTAACTTCAAATAATAAATATTTTTGACCTATTTCTCCATCTCTTCTTCTTGCCCAATAAAAATTAATACCTGTTTGCGATGGCTTATTAGGAACTCTTCCTATCATACAGTAATGCATTTGAACTTTTTTATCTTCGTCTTGTCCTGATATTAAATGATTAATTACAGTACCTAAATGAACAGGCACTGATTCTTGAGTATCGTAAATATTTGAAGCAAATATTTCATAACTATCAGGCTTAGGAGTTGCACTAGAATACCAGTTATATATACTAGAATTGTCATCTACAGTATTTCCAGTCCATATAGCTAATTCTATTCCACCATAAGAACCTCCACTCCACTCACTATGATTGTTAAATTCTTGTGTTATTGTTTGTGCGTTAACAGAAACCAACCAAGAGTTTGCATCGTCTATATTAGTTTCAACAAAAGTTGTATTACAAGTTGCTTCTGATTCCCATTCAGCAGCAAACCAATTTTTTCCCATTTCTGCATTAACATCATAAGCATAACCGTCAGGAGAACCATAATGTCTATTAGCATTTATATCGACAGTATCTCTAGCTTTTATTGGTGCTATATATGCATTGTCAGCAACAAATACTTTATTATACTCAATATTTGGAGCATTAGCCACTCCAGTATCAGAAACACCCAGTCTTTTTTTAGTGTTAAGAAACTTTAATTTTTTAACTCTATTATTAACAGGGAACGGAGTTCCGCTTGTGCCAGTTAAATCTACCCAAGGACTTATTCGAATATCTCCATCTATCACAAGATACTCTACCTTAGCAGACGTAGATCCGTAATTTATAGTTGCAGTATTGCTTGCACTTATAATTGAACCTTCGGTATTATTAAACATTCTAATTTTTTTGATAGTTGGATCATTTATAAATAGATATTCAGTATTTTCAGTATTTGTAGATGAATCTATTTTTCTATCTAAATTTAAATGCATTAATCCACTACCATAATAATGAGTATATGGACTAGCTAAATCTATATGATCGTTATTACTACCAACAGACACATCATCAACATGTCCCATAAGTCTAACTTTACCAGGAGTTTCAGTGTCTACTCCATTTAATAATACTAGTTCTTCGTTTTTTACATCTCTTTTGTTAGTATTATTATTTAAGCCGCCACTGAAGTTCTCTAACTTAAGAACGTTTTTTGGCACTTCTTGTTCCTTTCGATCTACCTACTTTAGTATTCATTGTTCTCCTATCTTTGTTCATCTCTGAACCATTCCAAGGATTACCTTTTAATCTGTTAGTTGTCATTATTTTAGTCATTTCCGTCTATTACCTTTCCCCATACGGACGTTTTACCGTCAATTATTTCTACTGGTTCAACTTTAAAAGATCCATTATCAAACCAATCTACGATTGCAAAGGCATGTGCCCAATTATGCAATCTTCCTTTTAACCATCTATTCTTGTCATGAGACATATCTTTTAAACATCCCATAGACCAAGCACCTATACTTCCATTCAACTTTGTAAGGGTATGTCTTTGCAAGTCGTGGGTATGTCCATATATTACATTCTCTCCGTAAGCTTCGAGATGTTTTTTTGCATGATACGTAGTTGCATAGGCACCATGGAAAAAAGTGAGTTTGCCAATTTGTATAGGTAAATTATATTCACTGTATTTATACCCTCTCTCTTTTATTTTACATGCTTTAAAAAACGAGTAATCAGTAAGATAGGGATACTTAGTAACAAAATTATCCAACCAGAGATCGTGGTTACCTTGTAATAAATACTTTTCCTTACATCTAACTTTTTTAAGAACTTTATCCCAAACATCTAATCCTTCATTTACTAATCGTATATCTTCATCAACAATAGGTAATTGAAATTCTAACGGCGGAAGTTTCTTATCTTTATATCTCCATGCCGATACAGATTCCCATTCACCTACATCTCCTAAATTTACAAATATATCAGGCTTTATCATTTCAATAGCCTTAATAACGCAATTTACTGCAGCTTTATCTTCTAACGGATAATGCTGATCTGGTATTATTATACCACGTTTCTTGAGTTTCATGTACTCTCCTTAAGCTGATCTTTTAACTTTTTCTAGACTACGCATTCCCCCGAGACCGAGCATCCCGAGTAAGACTGTAGTTAGTGTAGTCATATCAAACACTGGTAATTCTATTACGTGTCCAAACGAATACAAAATAAAAGTTAAAAGAGGTTGTAGTATGTAGTGATACCCGAGTGCAGTGGCACAAATCCAGCCCGTAAAGGGCCTCCAGCCACTGACAAATCTCGATGTATGACCAGCTTCAACTTTGTTTACTTCTAATTGGGCTTTGTTAATTTCTGCAATCATCATAGCCTTTTCTTCCTTGTCCAAAGTAAATCTATCAACATTGTCTGCGACTTTGTCAATAATTTTTCCAACTAGGTCTAATCTAGGCATCTTTTTCACATTCCTTGTCACATGCTTCTAAACCCTTCATGTAACCTTGATGTTCAACAAGCATTTGCTTTACTTCTGCAAGTCTTCCTTGTTGTTCTTGTATAGTTTGAACAAGTTCATTGTGTTGTTCTACCATAGTTTCCATCTTTGTTGATGCTTCTTCCATTAAACTTAGCTCTTGTTTTTCTTTAGCCATTACTTCTCCTGTTTTGGTTATTAATTATTTCTTTTTACGTCTTGCTGCAACAGCTGCTCTATTTTTTTTCATTTGAGCTTTAACATTTGATGCAGTTTTTTTAACTCTAGACTTCACTTTGCTTACTACTTTTTTACCATAAGCTTTAGCTTTGCCTCTTAATGTAGTAGGTTTTTTCTTTTTAGTAGCTGCTTTTTTATACTTCCTACCATTCCAAGTATAAACTGTTCCTGGTTTAGCCGCTGCGTGTGCTGCTCTATAAGACTTAGCAGCTTTACTTTTCTTTTTATATGTAGGATAGTTACCGCCTTTAGTTTTAGTAACTGATTGTATTCCTCTTTTCTTTTTACCCGTAACAGATCTACGTTGTTTAATTTTAGCAACTAAACCTTTACGTTTCTTTTTAGGTCTTCCTACCTTTTTTCCGTATGTGCCTTTACCTTGTGGCATATTGCTCTCCTTATCCCTGTCCTCGGGATCGTTTTTTGTAGTATTTCGTACTATTTTTAGTACCATACTTTGTTAAGTTAGACATACCCTGTCTAGTTTTTTTCTTGGTTTTCTTAAAAACCTCTTGACTTTTAAATCCTTTTCGCATTAACGTTAATATAATTAAATATATATAAAATTACAAGTTAATAATTAACGTTAATTATTTAATCTCTTTTTTAATTTTATCAAATACTTCCTGTTGATTAAATCTCATACTTATACCTGGCTCATATCTCATGACCTCTACACCTTCTTTTAAAATAATAATAGTAGGTACTACTTTAATATTCCATTCTTTTTGAATAACAGCACCTATTGCTTTATTATTTAAATCAATTTCAGCTACATAACAAAGTTGAGCTAGTTTTTCAACCTCTACTCTGTTTTGATAATTCCAACCTGCATTTACTTGCACTACTGCACACTGCTGCACATTTAATGCTTGTACTTCTGCAAAACTATCTAAGTTAACTGACTGTGAGTATAAGGGTGATTGCCATAGTAATAATCCAAGCAACCATGCCATACCATAATAATAATTCATTTTTAAACCCCATTAGTTTTTATTCATATCAAGTAAAGTTTCTTGAATCATTCTTGTATCATCTTTAACCGAGTCTACTTTTTCTTCAAGTTTGTCTACTTTTTCTTCCGTATTTAATATTGAATCACGAATCATTTGATCTTTAAGATCATACTCCATACGTGATACTTCTGGCTCTGGTAATTCTTTAGCAAGTTCTATTTCTGCTTGCAGGGAATACCACATACCAACTACCAAAGCTATAGTTACTGCAATACTAGCTGCAGTTTCTAAACTCAATGTAAATTTACTATCTTTACTTACTTCCACTTTATCCCCCTATTTCTGAGTGTACTAATACGCCACCTGCGTAAAAGTTGTTATTTTTTGTTAATATTGTATATGTTTCTGTTTCTTTTGAACTTAATAAAAATGATTCTACTTTTCTTACTTTGTCCATAAATCTTATTTCATCGCCTTTTTTTATTTCTTTAGCATCAAGTCCATATAATTCTTTTGCTTTATCAGGATCAACGCAAACCATAGTTCCGTCTGTTTTATATATAGGATGATCTCTAGTAATAGACAACCCTCTATTTAACGTTGATGTATTTCCATGTGTATATATTATATCTTCCA